CAAACACTTTAAAAGCGACGTCACAAAACAACCAATAGCTACTTTAACAACTTCAACTTTTGTATCCATGTATTCCCTCCTTTACAACCAAAAAAGGACCTTTCGGTCCTCACACATGGCTTGTCAATTAAAAATATTGATAATCCTCATCATCGTTTACTACGTCAGTTTCATCATTAACAAACTTATTTACATTTTCATAATGCTTAAGTTCTGTCGCCTGTTTAGCCACAATTTTGCTTAGCCTGCTGATAATCTCATCTTGTTTCTCAACCATTTCGATATAAGTATCCAACAATTCAAGCAAATCACAGTCCTTCATATTCGTCACCCTCTCTTGTACCATGAGTCAGTGCAAATTCACTGAATATCTTTTTCTCCAACGCTCTGCAATCACAATTTTTCATTAAAGCGATATAGCTCATAACCGTTTCATTCGCCTTGTCAAAAGTAATCTCATAATCACAATATTGCTTTTGTATGCTTTTTAGCCTACGTTTCATCCGTAAACTGGTACTTTTCCTCAGTCTAACATAATTGGGCCATATTCTGTAGCCAACAAATTCAACACCTTGTGAAATAGGTCTGATTGCTGTTTTATCATTTAGGTTGAGCCTTAAAACATCATGCAAGTATTCAGCAAAAATCCGTTTATACCTATGCAACTCCTCTTTTCTATGAGACAGCACTATTATATCATCCATATATCTGATGTAATACCTAATGCCTTCACCTCTTTTTGCAAATTGGTCTAACGTGTCTAAATACATATTTCCATACATATGAGACAAACCACCACCGATTGCTATACCAACATCCCAAAGCATATCCTTATCATCAATGTCCGCAGGAGATTTAACCCCTAAAGGCAATCCAAACGGTCTTGATGCATTACAGATGTAATGTTCAAGCAATTTTACAGTTTGCTTGTCACCTATTTTTTTCTTGATAATGTTCATCAAGACTTCATGGTTTATGCGGTAAAAGAATTTTTCAGCATCCAGTTTTAAGTAATACCATTTTTTATCATCCTTACTGACATAGTTTACCCAGTTTGACAAACGTTGCATCGCTTTCAACTGCCCTCTACCTTCCACACAAGAAAACGTATCAGCTATAAACCCTTTGCAAACGATTGGATTTAAAACATCATATACTGCTCTATGTATAATCTTTGTAGTGTAATCGGCATAGATAACTTTTCTCAGTTTGGGTTCATAAATGTAAAAAGAACGATATGTGTCAAGTGGCAAATTTAAGCATTTTATGGATTGTGAAATATCGTGTATATTTTCTTCATAGTTTTCCCAGAAATCAAGAGGCTCCCATGCAAGGCTTTTACCAAGCCGAGAGTTTTTCTCAGCACTCATTATATTGGAAAACGACGAAATTTCATCAAAGACATTTTTAATGGACATATTATCTCCTTTGAGCATTGCGGATTTCGAATTTACTACTTTCGGCATTCGTGCCCATTTCTTTTTTTTTGCATAATGCAAAGGAAATGGAATCCTTTACACCTGTGTTCTGACTATATACCCTATAGGTATATAGCATCTGACTACAAGGCAGAGCGGAGCGGAAGCCAATGTTACCGTTGGAGTTGGAACGGGGATTGTTCAGGTTCAAGTAGAACACGCCGGCGTTCGTACCATTGTTCCAGTTGCCACCACGTAACGGCCAACGCAATATCCCATTCCCTATCTTGCTACACTTTTTATCCAACCACCCAACATTTTACCCATTTCCACCACTTGACCTGACCAAAGCTCGTATTTTTTTGGTGGCAAAAAACCAAGATTGTATGACAGCCTTATATACGCTTTTAACTTTTCAAGCTCAACATCCAACTCCTGCAATGTATTTTTCTTATAGTATTTCTTGTTAGCTTCAATTATTCGCTCAAGAATTGTATTCATACACCGCTTAATATCTACCACAAGGGCAAACTTTTCTCCCTTCGGATACTGTGCCAAAGCTTTATAAGCATACTCTATCATACTGAAAGTTTTTCTCAGTATTTTTAACTCATCCATTTACTTGCTGTAGTCCTTTCATATCGTATTTTTGAGATTATATCACTTTATAAACTGATTTTGATAATTTGTTTCAAAATAACATTTATTGTTGTAATGTATCGCAAACGGCTACTACCGTAGCCGTAAACAGATTGCAGTGCATCAGATTACAGATCACCGTAGTAAGCGGAGCGGAAGCCAATGCTACCGTAGGAGTAGGAACGGGGATGGAACAGGTACAAGTAGAACACGCCGGCGGCCGCACCATAGTACCAGTAGCCACCACGTAACGGCCAACGTTCCTCTGCACCATTATTGAAATAAATACCATCACCTTCATAACCACTGCTATCCGCAGGAAACAGAGCCAATTCCTTCAAAATCTGAGGACAAGTTATGCCGCTTGCTAAAGCCATAGACTCAAAAGAACCACTTTTACCACTATCCTCCTGAGTTGTAATTGTAGTGCAAAGAGTAGCCTTGCCACTCACATAATCAAGTTTGAGAGTCCCCGACGTTCCCGGTGTAACAAGCGTACCATCGGCATTAACAGCCTTCCACTCCGTACTGGCCGCACCCATATCAGCAGTAGGCATCATACTGTTTGCATAGGGTATAATCTGGATTTCTCCGTTTACAAGTCTCATACCATCGCACCATTCGTGAATGTTTCCATTAAGGTCTGCGATGCCATCCGAACTATGGTCATGATACCAAGTAACCGGTCCACTTCCTGTTGCTGTTCTGCAAGTCCTCAAATTACCGCTCGTATCCTTTTCATTACTCGTTTCTATGCCTCTCTCATGGCCATATGTAGCGTCCTTTCCGTACTGATTATTACCATGTGGCATTGTGCCGTTTTTCTTGCACCATAACGCAATAGCACCCCAAAGGGAAAATGGTTGCAATCCCCAACCCTCACCCTTATTGCGGCAATAGGTTCTTGCGGCATCTGCCGTAACGTATGTTTTGGGATCCTGCATAGCCAAACTATAAGCTCTGTTATTGACAACAATATTCTGATACTTACTTATAGCAACCTTCTGTTGTTCAACAGCATTCATAATGAATGCTGGATGCACAGTCTGAGTAGCACCATCGATAATGTCGCTGCTCATCATCTTAGGTAACAGCACCATAACCGATGGCATACCAAGGTCATCAAGAATGACGGTGTTTTTACCGCCCGTTGCCGCTTCTACGGCTATTCGCATATCGTCAAAATTACTCATAATTAATCCTCCATTCCCCATAAATAAATTGTACAGTTGTCAATATCGAACGGAACAGCCGTTCTTGTAGTAGTTACGTTACCCTCAGCATCAGGCTCACCGGTTTCTTCCTCGTACTGTCTTGCAGGTATTTCAATCTGGGCAACATAGCGAAAGCCCGTTTCAGCACCAACCACAAGGAATCCCTGCTTGTCACTGCAAATATCTATAGTGATAGTCTCATCCATTTCTCTGTTTTTGAGATTAATGGTTAAATCCTCATCACCAAAAGTAATTGACTTTTTACTTGTTTCATAATCGATATATTTACCGGGTGTCTTGAAAACCTCTTTCATCTGCCATACTCCTCCATTCTTCTTAATTCATTGTAAGCCTCTCTGCTACGTGCTGCTATTGTCTCTGCATATTCTCTGCCGGCACTATCATTGGGATTTATCCCAAATGAGCGCATAACGTAGCGCTCATCAGCCTTGCGTTCCTCAGATTTGTTCAAAACATAGGCCATTACCAAATACCTCCCTGTACATAAATCTTAAGTTTTACTTCGGTTGCACTACCGGTATACTCAGCCTTTAAGCCATTGAGCATTTTATCGCTTATAATAATCTCTCCTACGCAACCGCCTACCACATCTTCAACCTCAACAATAACCGTATAATCTTTGGTATCTCTTACATTTGAATTACCGAAAGCAATCGTTTTTTTGCTATTATTAAATGGATATTTTTGCGTATTGGTAAGTGTCGTTTCAACAATAAAACCTTCTAAACTCGCAGTTCTTTCTTTGATTAACCTTGCTAAATTTAAAGCCTCAGCAGACGCAAGATTGGCCGCCAGCACACCGGTTTCAAGGTTATTAAAATTGGTGGCCGACATATTTGTTCCTTGTTGTATAACTGTTCCGGTAGGAGTTAAAGTCATTGTTCCATCCGTGTTGTTAGTAACCTTGTAGGTATTGCCGGGTGTCACACTATGGTCTTTCCATATAATTATACTGTACATACTTTCTCACCTCTTATTCTACTTCGTAAATAGGAAATTCCCACAAGGTTATAACGCCCTGCGTTGCGGTTTTAGTGATGTTTTCAGTCAATTGTCCTGCCACATCACCACTTGTGTCAATAATTCGCACAGCCGTAATATTAAGTGCAAGATTATCATTTGTTACACTGGTAATTTTAAGTGTGTTTCCACTTATTGACTTATCTGTAATAACAGCATCATACCAATTATTCCCGGCATAATACTGTATTTTACTAATACGCCTCAGCCATTCTTGACGTATTTTATTCATAAAAGTATCATTCCAAAACATTTTCTACCTCCTTATCATTGACCTGCATTCTTTGTGCCGCAAAGAGAGTATGTAACTTGGTAATTACTGTGTACAATCTCCGTCGTATTTTGACTACCATTTACATCTCCAATCAGAGCAATTTCATTCTTCACCCCGCTTTCTTCAGTATTGCAAGCAATATATTGAAAATTAATATTTTGTTTTAAGCTTTCAGACTCCACCGAGACGTCATTTATATTTCCCAGTAAAGCAGAATACGGCTTAGTACCACAAAGCTCATACTGAAATTGATAGTCTTCTTTTTTCTTTAGTGCCACCACAACATCAACTTTGTAAAGCAAAGCAACCCTATAGAGCAAATGTGCAGGAATTATCTTTTTGCAAAGCAAACTTATATCCTCGAGAAACAGACTGTTGACCTTTCCTCGTTCACATTTTATTTCGAGAATATAATTTTTGTCCTCATCTCTTGTGTCAAAATCGACCTCAACAGGAGCTTCCGTATAATAGCTTAATGCCCTTTCAATTCTACTACCTGAAACCTTACCAAATATATTATAATAAACAAGAACAAGTCTTCGCCGTTCCTCTAAAGTTCGTTGAGAGGAATAATTTATTCCTATAATATCTTCAAAGTATTTTATAATCTTTTCTTGTGCTGTTAAAATATTACTATCATCAGCAACCAACTGAATTGCTTCGAACAACACCGAAATTTCCTTGGCAGCAGCCTCTTGAATGGCTACAAATTCGGTTATATCCCTATAAAACGACGGAACATAGCTCAAAAGTTCCTCCGTCGCTCCTTTAGGATATACAGGTGTAACTGTCAATTAAGCGTCACCTCCCCCAGGGTTGGCACCTCCGCAGCTTCAAGCTCCATTTGATAGCAATTTGGAGCACCCAGCTTAGACAGCGAAATGCCACCATAACTGTCTACGCAATCCAAATCTTGCACCTTGCATCCCAGAATAGAAGATTTAACAATAATTTCATCGCTGTTTGATAAAGCCAAGTTTTTGAGATATTCCTCTAATGTTTGCTTTATTTCATTGTAAACCGATGTGTATTCGTATCCATTTGCTATTTTCAATCCCCAAATGCGAACAGGAATGTATGCCTTTATTGCAGATATTGCATAAAAATGAGCTCCTATATTGGCCGCACCTTCACCAAGCCCCTTTCTTTCAGGGTCTATATACTCTTGTACTTTTGCAACCAATTCATCGGATGCCGCGGTTCCATCTGAGGCAATAATTACCCCGGTAACAGTATTGGGTCCGCTGGCACAAGGTATAATTCTCGCTTGTCCAACACCATCAACTTCTTTGCACCAATTTTTATAGTGTTGTACATTTCCGTTTTCACCAGGAATTATGTTATCGATAATGCTTTGTCTGTACTCGGTGTCGGTTTCGTCATCAGTTGCCGGTACATACAAATTTCCAAATGAAGCTGCCTTTAAGTTAGGAAATGATTCCTTAGGGATTGCCTTTTCTCCCATCTCCACTTCATTGTTGGCCGTACCGGTCTCTACACTTTCAAGATACAATGCACCATCATCATAGCTTAACAATGTGAAATAAATTCCCGAGTCTGTATAAAATGTTGAGCCTAACGGAGGAACCTCTCCATCGAAAACAAACTCATATTCTGCGCGAGTGGCCGCTTTTCTTGTCACAAGACGTTCAGAGCCCTTAAGATCCAGAGCTTCACCTGTAGCTGTTTTAAGCTGCAACTGCTCATATAGCACATCAAGCTGTGTATACAAATCAGCAAATATCAATGCAATACCCGACACCGCATCGTAATATATACTACCCTCTCTTTTATCAATATCATCTGCTACACCCTCCATGGCTCTTTTTAATATAACTTCAAATGTCTGTGATTCAAACAATATTCACCGCCTCCTCAACCTTAGCCGTTCCAAATACAGAATCAACGGCAAACTTAATATACAAACAATCCCCTTCGCCGTTTTCAAAATCAAAATCATACACATCAGTTATTCTTGTATCAACCAGCAGAGCATCTTTGATTAACTGCGGTAACATATTCTTTGCTGCGTTTCTGTCCCAATGGTTAGCCACCATTGCTGCCTCTATTTCGCTACCATAATTGGACCCATATATAAGACAATTAAATCGAGGCGAAATTAATGTTTTTCTTATAAATTGTTTAATAGCATCCAAACCATCTACATAGCCTTTTATATGTCCCGTATCTAAATCAAGACAATATGTTTTTGTAGGTTGTTCTTCAGCGTTTACTATTTGGGTGGTATTCAACGAAATCACAAATAACACCTCCGTTAAATTTTATCCAGTACAAGATATTTGCAAGTTTCACCTGTGTCAAATTGAATGATGATAAATAAGTCATCTACCCTTATATTATTGTCAATTTCAATCTGCACACTTTTCTCTTCATCACCTGCATAAATTACTGCCTCCTTCTTTACCGTAGAAAACCTTTCGCCAAGTGGTAATAAATTATCATCATTAATTATCAGAGCATTATCTGTTACGGCTTGCAAAGTCAGCGGATTAGCTGATATAACAAAAGCCTCAATAAACTTAATATTACTTGTTTGCAAGCTCTTTAATGTTTGCAATAAAGTTGGTTTCAGAGACATTCACCTCACTTAAATCTTCCATATCCAACAAATGAGCTTCTTGCAGAAGGATTGCTTACAAGTTGTACCTGAGTACCCTCTGCCGCTATCATCTGAGAATTTCCTATGTACAATCCTACATGCGTAATCCTTTGAACACTGCCCGAGTCCGAGAAAAAAACAAGATCACCACTTTGTGGGCTGCTTACTATTTTGCACATACCATACAATCCTTGTGCATTGGGACGGCCAATCCCGGGCTTCGACGTATGCTTGTAACAGTAACATACAAAACCCGAGCAATCAAAGCTGTTGGGACCGCTAGCACCATAAACATAAGGCTTGCCTATCTGTTGCCTTGCCAGGTCGATAAGTTGGCTACTTTCGCTTGAAGTGCTCGATGTGCTTTTTTCCACCTTGTAATCCGATAATATACCGCTTACGCTTGTTGATATTTCATCACCACAAAGTTTTATTTTGAGGTTCATTTCATGATAATTGCCTTTAAATGTATGTGTATCTTCATCAATAAAAAAAGACTTACCCCAATTTAGACGATCTATGATAACATAAACGCAATATCCACTTATTGCCTCAGTTATGCCAAGAGCCGTAAGGGAGAGCGTTCTCTGCGGTATTTTCTGAGCATCTAAGAGCCTCTCTGCACACCTTTCGAGGTCAGCTTTAGTATTGCCATCATCAGGCTGTTGAACATCCTGAAATGTGCCGATGCAAGCCTCAAGCTCTGCATCATTCTTCATAACCACAACCTTTTGAGCTGAATCTATCAGCTTAACTCTGGTCTTTGTCTGCTGTATGGAGTTTGAGTAGTCGTATTTCAGTAGGTTTTCACCTGTTGCAATAACCCATTGTAATAGACAATCCTTTCTTTCAAACAGGTGGCAAGCATTATCAGAAAATTGAATAAAGTAGCTCTTGCCTGTTTGTCGCTTTGTTATCTGCATAGCAGACTGAATAACATCCCAATACTTGGCGCGAGGTTTAGTTATGTTTTGCACCTTGTAATCTGTTTGAGCAATAACATCATAGGCAACACCTGCTCTTTGACAGCAATCAATTACAATTTCGCCTAAGGTCTTATTTGAGTAAACAAAGGTATTTGATGAATTGGTAAAGTATATACCATAATCATAAGCTTTAAAGGTCATTGAGCAAGACTCATTCTGCCCTGTATCCGTTATAATACCCTGAAACAACTTTTCATCGTTCCAAGAAAATACGCATCGGAGTCCCTTTAAAATCTCCCAATCCAGCCCTAAAGCCTTCCACGCTTGTACATCATCCAGTACCTCACACGAAATTGACCTGCAAGGACTGCCCTTTTTGCCCGACCATTTTACGGATTTTATATAGTCAGAAACATCATACTGAGTACCTTTGCTGATAATTATTACTGTAATCATAGCTATTCCTTCCTTTCAGGCAGTTTAAAGACCTGTGCCGGATAGATTTTGTTAGGATCAGTGATTTTATCCTTGTTAAGCTCATATATCTCTCTCCACCTGGATCCGTCACCAAGCTGTGCCTTTGCAATCTTGTATAGGGTGTCCCCCGATACAACGGTATAGGTATCAGCTTGTATTCTGTTATCCACACGCTGATTTTCTTGCACAATAATAGCTGTCGCACTATTCTGCTGTACTACAATCTTGCGTATCTTTGGGGCGTTGTATACCTTGAGCTTAATTGCAAAGGATATTTCGCCCACAGGACCGCCCTGCTCCGTATAGGATATATCCTCAATAGTGAAATACTGATTGATATTCAAGGCAGATGTACAGACAAAATGCACAGGCTTTTCAAGCCTGCGCCATTCTTCGAGCTTATCTCGGTAATACTTAGGCTCATATAGGTTCTCAACTACAACCGCTTGATCTCTAACAGCAGGAAATCTACTGTTGAAGGAAATAATGTCAGCCCCCGGCTTCTCAATAATGGTCGTTTCGCCGAGGGATGCAATTCTTACCGATGTATTCTTTATGGTATCCGAGAAGGTGATTTTCTCCGGTATAACAGGAAACAAAAAACAGTCCGTTTCTGCATTGCAACTAATAAACATAAACACATTATTATGTCTCGTAAGCTCCATCTCCTTCCTCAAACATTTCCTGCATTAACAGCTCTGTTAAGACAGGCTTTATATATTCATACAGGAACGATAACATTGTTTCTTTATCGACTTTTTCCCCCTTGAGTTCAATGTTGCCCCTTCCGGCAATTTCAAGTAAAACCTTCTTTACTCCAGTTGCTTCGCTGACCGCATTTACACGTTCTATTGGCTTAATGTCATAATCCGGAACAAAAATGCCAGCATCCTCATAGCTTTCTGCACCTCCAACAGCGCTATTTTCATTGGTTGCATTATACAGTGGAGAAATAGAGTCGATAATTCTGTCTGTTTCTCCCGCAGGAAACACTGTGCTGCCCGGGTGTCCTATAATCAGCTCAGGACCATTCTCGCCCGCAATAAATACATCATCCGAATACGTTGTACCTGTTGCATACCCGGAAATAGCAGTATCCTCTGTTGA